GTTAATAATGTACTCACTCATAGAGTTATTTGGCTGTATAACTCTAAATACTTTTTCACTTGAGTATAATTGTTGCATTAAAGGTATAGCAAGTTCACCTATTCTTGTCAATGCACTTTCTACATCAGCTAATTTAGATTTCATTTTTCTTTGACCAAATTCATCTATACTAATTGTAGCTTTGTATGTAGCAGGTGCTTGTTGTGAATTACCCATCATCATTTCATATAATCCTAATGCATGGTCAATATCATTCTTTGCTGTTTGCTCGTTTTGATATAACTCATTCGGAAGAGGCGTGGGCTGAACTGGCACTGGAGCACCATCAGTGGGGTCATAGGGGATTGCTACTCCTGGTTGAGCCCACTTCTCTTCAAAATCTTTCATATCAACACTACCTTCTGGTACAAGTATTTTAGTATTAGTACTTGTTGTTGCATGTGCAATTATCAAAGAGCGTGTTTTGTTTATGTATTCCTGTAAAGGTTTAACTAACCTAACATCAGATACAGGATAAGGAGTTCTAGTATGTATGTTCATTACTGGAACTACTGGATACTGGTCAATAGGTAATACCCTAGAATAAAGTAAAGTATCTCCTATTATAACACATTGCTTAATTCTTTTAGAGGTTACTGCAACTATTTCTATTAATCCTTCAGAAACTAAATCATGATAAACAAGTTCTTCCATATTAACTTCTAATGGTCCTGTATTTATTCTTTCCTGAATAGCTTCTTGGTCATAACCAACTTGTTGCATTTCAGCAACTTCTTGTTCAAATAATTGTTGTGCTTGCATTTGCAATTGAGCAAATAATGCAGCAGCCTGTTGAGTATCTGTAATTAATTGACCTTCAACTCTATAAGCAGGTTTTTTAAGATACTCAGAATACTCATCCTTTGTCAATAAGTCTTCTTTGCCACTAAATTTTTCAAATGTTCTAAATTCTTGAACATCTATTTTTTCATATCTTTCATACCCTCTTATATAATCTTGCTCATTCATTCTTCCTACATCTTCAGGAAACTGAACTTCTCCATCATCTTCTCTTGTAGTTGCTGGTGCATTCCAATCTTGTGCATTACCATAACCACCTTTAGATGAAGCATTTTCTATTTTTTCTTTATACATTGGCCAAAGCTTTTCTGCTTGAGCCTTTGTAAAGAATTTAGATATAATAATGTTTTCTGCATCATCAAAAAATCTATCTCTACTATTAGGGTCAATATATACATCTAATGGGTCAACATCATGCATACATACTTCACCTTTACCCATATCTTTCATAGGGTCTTGGTATATATGTATAAAACCCATACCCATTACATAATAATCATCTACTGCTTGTCTTACAACATTTCTTCCATCAGAAATATCATACATATAAGATAATAGATTACTAAATATTTGTGCTATTTTATTGTCTGAGTCTTCTCTTGGAGCTGCTCTAAATGCAGGTCTATTAGAAGTCAGCATAGCTTTTGCTGATTCTACAGCAGGATGTATTCTGTTAATTACTATAGCTGCTTGACCCCTACTCTCTAAAACTTCTTTTTGCTCTTTAGTCCACTGTCTGCCTAACCTAAATTCTTTATCTTCCTTTGCGTGTTGAGCCCATGTGTCTCTCTTCTGTGAGTATTTGTCAAATAAATCTAAAGTATCATTAACTATATCCGATTTATTGTCTTTTTTGTCGTAGTCCATCTGCTTAATTTACCACCTATAATGTTAACCAATCAAGTTTTTTCTTTCTATTTCGCCATTCTTCATCAGATTGTTGTTCAAAAGTTTTAATTCTACATGGTTTTGCTCCATCTAGAGCAGTCCAAACAGAATCCATAATATCGTCATGCTTTCCTTTAGGATAAGAAAGAAACTCTGCTTGAGCATGTGTATCTTCTGGTCTAAAGTAAAAAGTTCCTTTTGCAAATAAAGGTACTAAAGATAATAATCTTTCAGATTTAGCATTACGAGGTTTTACACCTGATTCAATACCAGGTATAAATAAATTTTCTTCTTTCATTAATTCTCTTACACCTGTCCTTAAAGCTTCTTGATAACCAACTGTTTCTATCTTGACCCTACGTGGTTTATATTTTTTATAATATTTAATTATAAGGCTAGGTTGTTCTGCAGGAGATATTCTATTTCGATACATATCTACAATATATTTATTATTCTCATTATCAATAGCGATGACAGTGATAACAAAATAATCAGCCCTAGAAGACAGAGAACTTGCAGGGTCAACCCCAATATACAATTCAGCAGGTTTAATTTCTTCATTTTCTAATCCTTTATTTTTAATAAGTAAATTTTGATTTTGCCTTCTTTCATAATCTAAATGATGTATCTTTATCCATTCTGGTTGAAATGGGGCATCATCAGGAGATTGAGCTATATTCATATATTCCTGAAAAAACCCGTTAATATTACCAACAGATTTAAATTCTTCTTTTATAGCAAGTATTCTTTCTTTAGGAAATCTTTCAGGCCATATACTTTCCTCATTATCGTCCCAAATAGAAAACCAAAGTACATTCCATGCAGATGACTCTTTGGCCCAGCATAAAAAACAATCTTCAGATATAACTGTTCCAATCATTGCTATTTTACCTTCATCAGATAAAGATGGTATAACAGCTTCAGTTAACCACTTTCTATTTTTAGCTCTTGCTTCTGGAGTATATGCATTTAACTCTGACTCAAAGTCATCTACTATAATTAAATTAGGACGTGTATCTCCCTGCAAAAACCCTCTAACTCTTTGTCCTGTACCTACAGCTACCATTCTTGCACCATTAGCAAGTACAATATCTGTATGAGTCCACTTAGCAGCTGTCTCAGGACCTAAGTCTCCAAAGATTGATTTAAATTGAGTGCTATAAGTCAAATGATATTTAATACGAGATAGGAAGTTAATAGACTGAGCTTGTGACTCAGATATAATAACTATAAATAGTTCTTCATTTGACTTTTTAAATGCAGCTTTCCATAATGGGTATATAAGTGTAGTAACTGTAGATTTAGCCGTACCTCTAGGTGCAGCTATTAAAACTCTTCTTTTTTCTTCGTTCCCTAAATCCTTATATATGTTAGTATGAAAAGAAGGCGTGCTTTTCTTTAATGCTGTAGGAAAACAATGTTTTCCAAACAAAGCCATATTATTCTTTAACTTCTTTAATGCCTGTAACTTCTCATACTTTTCTTCGTAGTCCATTACTTTTTGCTTAATACTTTAGCCCTTTCTTTACCGCAATTGCAATTCCATTTACGTAAAGCTTTGTTTATTCTACTGTTAGGGTCTCTAGCAGTCTTTGCACTAGTTAGTCTACGTTTCATACCACACATCCTTGCACAAAACGATTTTCTTCTAGCTTTTGCCTTACCTTTAGGGTTTTTTTGCGTAACAGGAGCTTTAAGCGTGCCTCCTTTATATGAGGCTCTTCCTTTTGCGTTTAAGCCTCCACTAGGATTTTTTCCTGCTTTTCTTTGCCATGCTGGTGATTTTGCCATTACTTCTTCTTTATTGTTTTTACTTTGCCATTATGGGTTCTAGCGTACTTATGAGTTTTAGTTTCTCTTATTAAAGTACCACTATATGTTTTACCACGCCATTTCCAACGTACTGTTCTAGCCATAATAACTCACATTCATTTTAGTTTTCTTTTTTGTGTTTTTTGTTTTTTTAGCCTTTTTACCTTTTTTCTTAGGTCTTCCAACTTTACTTCCGTATGTACCTTTACCACTTGGCATAATTAATCCTCCGTTATAGTTGTTTTAGTTGCTATTAACTTTTCTTCTGTTTCTGTTAATTCATCAATAAGCTTTGTATTACTAGTAGCTTCAATCTGTTCTGTAGTTTTAACAAGATGCTTTTCTTTCATACCATGCATATCCTGTAAATTGTCTACAGCTCTCATTAAATTAGTAATATCACCCTTATCTTTAGCTTTTCGTATTGTTTCTTCTAAAAGCTGTAATGTGTAATCTTCAGTTAGTCCGTGTTCATTTAACAGGGCTTGTAACTCTTCTCTTACCATATCCTTAAACTTCTCCTTTTTCATTCTTCTCTTCCACATAATCTTTTGATTATCAGAAGGATTATCGAAAACATGCTCTATTGCTTTATCATAATCCATGGTCTGAGCATAAACCATGGCTAAGTTTTTCATTTTCTGTCCGTTTGTTAATACTTCCCAGTTAGTTTTCCCACTAATAGTCGTATTAGATTTCCTACCACTAGCTTTAAGCCTAACAGAAGTATAATTGGGGTTATAAAAAGTATAGCCATATGGATAGCGAACATAAACACTAGTAGGCTTATAAACGGACTTGGAGATGACTTTAGCCACGTAGTTGTCGTCCGATAACCCATATTCCCCTTCATCTGCTTCCCTCCAATGTTTATAAGACAGATTCTTTTCATCTGCCTCTTCTTTCTTTAAAACTGCGTATGTAGTGGGTTCTTTGTCCCCTTTATGATGTATATCAATAGTATACATTATACCACCATTATTTTATCAACTCTCTTAATTGTAGGTTCATCAGGGTCTGTGTGGTGAAACTTATAGTAAGCTTCTTTCATAGCATCTACATCGCCTTCACCTATTTTAACTAAAAGTTTATCTGAACCCCTTTGAGCAAAGACATTTGCTAAAAACATGCAATCTGCTTGCTCATCATTCCAATTATGAGGATTACTATCTATTTCTCTTATATCTTCAGCATCAAAGCCCATATTCCACATTCTTTGCTTAGCTGTATGTACAGAGCCATCTGTAAACTGATATACACCTTTAGCTGATGTAGTACCAGCAGATGCTTTAGGATTGTTGTCAGACTCTATTTTTCTGACAAATAAAGACCAATCATAGATATTACAAAAAAAGCACTTAGAATCTATTCCTAAGCGCTTTGATTGCAACTTTAAAAACCATAAAGCTTTATCTTTAAACATAAACTAGTAGCTCATTCTAGGCCCTCTAGGTCCAAGAGGGTTTAGTATATCGCTATCATCTTCCATGTTTAGATTTTCAGGGCCAGAAACGCCTTCAGGAAGTGTTACTCCCATAGCATCCATTAAAACATCAGTACCTTCTGGAGTATCGCCATAGGTATAATCCATTAAACCTTTACCACTTCTTTGCATATTTACAAAGTCTCTATATGCTCTTTCAGTTTGCGGTCCAAACATTCCATCAGCACTACTAACAGTCTCACCTTGTCTATTTACGTAAGTTTCTGGTAAAACGCCTTGTTTTATCATTTCTGTTTGTATTGCAGCAACGTCTGTAGGATTGCTAACATCAAACTTACTAAAATCAAAACCCATATTAGCACCTGGTCTACCAGAGTTTGCTCCTGCGTTTATATCTTTAATGTTAGACCTAGTAAATGCAGTACCTCCTGGATTGTTTCCAAAAGGATTTCTAAAGTTTTCATCACCTATACCACCACCTGTACCAGATAACCTGTTAATTTGATTAGAAAGTCTATTGTATCTAGCAGAACCTTCTACTAATCCTTTTCTTCTTGCAGCTTTTCTATCTATCCTGGCTTGCTTTCCAAAGGTGTTTTCGGCTAACTTGGCTAAAAACCCTTCGCCAGTACCGAATTTGTCCATAAAACCCATATATCTCTCCTTAAAGTAAAATTTTGTTGTATATATACGCTTAAATTTAATAACAAAAATATATTTATAACAAGAAAAAGATTCTATAGCCTGTAATTACTACGTATATAGCGGTTCTTTGTCTTTTATCTTAAAAGCACTAAGTATCGTTACTTAGTATCGATTACTTACTACGTAGTAAAATACACTTTTAAAAAAATTTTGCAAGTGTTTTTTTAAAAAACCTTAAAAAAAGACAAACATCCCGTGCTAAACCGTTGAAAATCAACCATTTCTGAAAAATTATAACGAGAATGGATGCACGAGATATACATTGAGGCGTACCCGCCCGAATTTACGCCCCTACGGGCCTCAACTCTGTTGAAATTCGACAGGCTCAAGTGCTCCGCACTTGTCCTTTGGCGTAGGTACGTGCCTCAGTGTCCCCTTAACACTCTGCGAGTGTGATGTATAAATCACATTTTAAATAATCATTAATAAATTAAGGAGTATTAAAAATGCAAGCATTAATTGATTTTATTTCCAATAATAACGTTGTTATTAATAAAACTAAAAGCAATAAAGGCTTTATGATTTGGAAACCTTCACAGGTTACCGACCTCAACACGCTAACTACGTTAGCAGGTGGAGTCGGCTGGAAGGTTATACAATCCGACGATGAGTGGGAGAAGGGCAAACTAGTTCGCCCTGCTGCCATCTACGTCGGACCTGTAGATAATCCATCTGAACTTACAGATAAGGGCGCTGTTAGCGACTATCTGAAGTCACAGATGGCTTAACTACCTTTGGATAGCGTCCGTACTATGTACGGGCGTTATCTTTTTTTA